AATACGATTGGACGCATACCAACGGCAAAGACCTTGTTAACGACTTGGTGTTCAAAAATGCTTCGCGAGTGTATGGAAGGTATCGAGTTGATGACCCAGTGAACGACTTCGCTTCGGGAAAGAAAGAAATCAAAACACCGTTTGCACCTCACGTTGTTTCAAGAATTCCTTCGACGGGTTATGCGATTCACCGAATGTTAATCGACACCAACCAAGAAGAGAAGACAATTCGAAAGCCACTCCCGCGTTTGGCGTTTTGGAACGGGTTAGTTCCGGGAGCTTTCCGATATCAGAACGACACCAATAGTGCTTCTGTTATTGCCTCGAGTTACCCGGCATTTTCTCAATACAGCGAACTCAATGCCTCGGTCGATGACGAAGACCTTTCCTTCGGTGGAGAACCTCCCTTTCATACGATTGAAGCGTTCCCTTTGAATGCATTATATTATCGTTATTGGAGACCATTTGTCAATGAGTTGTATTCCTCGGATGCTCGAAAGCTCACAGCGTTCTTCCGTCTCACGCGCTCCGAATTAGCAACGTTCGAGTTCTCGGACAAGGTTTATATCAAGGATACGTATTGGAGGATTCTATCGGTCTCGTATGACGCGACAAGCGATGACCTCGTGAAAGTGGAGATGCTCAAGGTCTTGGGAGATATTCGAGACTGCGCATTCATCCCGACAGGAATTGACAAAGCAAACGGGAAGATTCAATTCGAGAACACCAGCGGAACCACAGTGACTCAAGTTTCGCGGCAATGTTGCGAGCGATACGGGTATTTCTACGACAACGATTCATCCAACTGCTTTCAACCCTTCGAACAATGAGGAATCTTGACAATCATCGTTATATAGGAGAAGCGATCCAATTACTCCAGAACAAAGGCGAGAAGGTAAAAGTCCCGTTTTGGTTCAAGGCGTTGGATTGGTTCCTCGCTATTGGTTACGTCTCGGGGCTTGCTTTTCTTCTTTATAAACTCATTACATGGCTGATTCTCAAGATATACTCTTAACGTACCGAACGGATACGGGCGAAGTAACCAAGTCGCTCAATGAGATTGTTTCTGGTTTATCGGAGGTAGATCAGAAGCTCGATGACAGCGCGAAGAAAACTAGCAAAGTAGGAAAGGGACTTCGGGCGGCGGGTCGCCTCGGGGCTTCCGGTTTTAAGGCTTTGGGGACTGCTATTGCAGCGACTGGAATTGGTGCGCTCGTGGCTATCCTCGCGGGGCTTGCCGCAAAGATGGCAGAGAACAAGAAGATCGCGGAGGCGTTTGAAGTTGTTGTTTCTGCTGTCGGTGCTGCGTTTAATATCCTTGTCCAAAAGATTGAACCTCTCGCGGGCGTTATCATTGACGCTTTTTCAAATCCTGTTGAGAGTATCAAAGCGATAGGGAAAGCGATAAAAGACAACCTTCAAACGAGGCTCGAAGGACTGTTGGAGTTTCTCCCCGCAATTGGAGAAGCGGTGAGTCTCGTGTTTCAAGGTAAATTCTCTGAAGCAGGAAAGGTTGCCGCAGATGCAGCGGGAAAGGTTGTTCTCGGGGTTGAGGATATAACCGATAAAGTCAGCGAAGCGGCTGAGGCGGTGACCGAGTTTGCGAGCGAATACGTTGATGAGGTAGCCAAAGCGACCAAAGCAGCGACAGGACTTACGCAAGAACAACAGAAACTGAGAGACAGACAAAGAGAGTTGAATGTTGCTACGGCAGAAGGCGCGGCAGAAGTTGAAGAACTCAAGAGGAAAAGCGACGACCAAAGGTTATCAGTTGAGGAGCGTATTGAAGCCGCAACGAAAGCCGCTGAATTGAATAAAAAGTTTGCAGATGAAAATGTCGCTATTGCAAACGAAACTGCGGCACTACTACGACGAGAGCTTGAACTACAAGGAGAAAGCGAGGAACGACTTCAAGCCGTTGCAGATGCAGAAATTGCCGCAGCCGCAGCCTCTCAAGCAAGTGCGACGATTCAAACAGAACTCCAAAACAAACTGTTTGCCCTTAATACCGAAGCAATTGCTTTAGAAGACGAGAAAATCGCCAAAGAAAAAGAGGCAGCCGAAGAGCGAAAGCGACTACTCGAGGAAGAACAAAAACTCAAAGAAGACAATTTAGCGAAAGAAATCGCAGCGAACAAAGCGGCTTTTGAATCGAGGATTGACTTTGCAACTCGGGCACTCGGGGCGTTATCTGCTCTGAATGATGCTTTCACCGGTGACTCCGAGAAAGAACAAAAGAAAGCGTTCCAACGAAACAAAGCAATAGGAATCTCAACGGCTATCATAAACACAGCGGGCGCAATTGTCGGAGCAATAAACCCGGCTGTCGGTGGTCTCGGCATCCCCGCAGGTTTACCGGGTGCAGCAATTGCAGCCGCAACCGGAGTTGCTCAAATCGCAACAATAGCAAAGAGCCAATTCAACTCGGGCGGGACACCGCCACCACCTCCCGGAGATGCCGGAGGAGGAGCGACAGGAAACATACCAGAAAGCCCACAACTCGACCTCGGGTTCTTGGGAGCCGGAGCAGGGCAAACCGGATTCAGGAGTTATGTAATTGCATCGGAAGTATCGAACAGCCAACAGGCAAACCAACGAATAAACGATCAAGCATCATTAGTAGGATGAATATAATTGAACTCATAATTGACGAAGAAGCGGAGATGTACGGAATCGATGCTATCTCCCTAGTAGAACAACCCGCCATCGAATCGGATTTCGTAGCTCTCAAGAACCAGCAAATCCAATTCAAAACCCAAGACAATGAGAAGCGTCTTGTCATGGGTGCGGCACTCATTCCCGATAAACCCATCTATCGCAAAAGCGAGGATGAAGAATATTACGTCTATTTTTCAAAGAAGACCGTCCGTCGTGCGATGGAACTCTACTTCAAAAACGGCAACCAAGCGAATGCGACCCTCGAACACGAGCACACATTGAACGGCTTACACGTTGTCGAGAGTTGGATCGTCGAAGGAGAGCAGGATAAAAGCCGGATATATGGACTCGATGTCCCGGTTGGTACGTGGATGGTCTCAATGAAGGTCGACAACGACGCTATATGGGAGAAGTACGTGAAGGAAGGCAGCGTCAAAGGGTTCTCAATCGAGGGATTCTTCACCAACAAATACGACCTCGCAAAGGCAACCGTCAAAAAGGACAAGCGATATAAAGAGGGACAGCGCGTCGATATGGAGTCTTATAACGATTACCCCGACGGAGTAAAGAACAACGCAAGGAAGGCGGTTGAATGGGCTGAAAAGAACGGGTGGGGGTCGTGTGGTACGGGAGTCGGAAAGCAACGAGCGAACCAACTCGCCAAAGGTGAGAATATAAGCGTCGAAACAATCAAGCGAATGAGGTCTTATTTAATCCGTCATGAAGCCGACCTCGAGTCTTCAACCTCATTCTCTGACGGATGCGGCTATCTCATGTATATGGCTTGGGGTGGAAAGGCGGCTCTTCGTTGGTCGGAATCCAAGCTGAAAGAATTGGAACTTCTATCGGCTATCGAGATTGAACTCGGACTTGAATACATAAAAAACCACCTAACGAGTAAGGATTAACTCTCTCAAATCGTTATATATAAAAACCCCAGAAGATGACTCTGAAAGAACGCATCTCCGACATCTTTGAAAAGTACAGCGTCGAACTCGCTGTCGAAGAGAAGGAGGAAACACAAGAGGTCGCTTTGATGGCAACAGCCGTCCTTGAAAGCGGTCAAGAAATTATGACTGACGCGGACGCATTCGCTGTCGGTGTTTCTGCTTTTGTCGTGAACGATGAAGGCGAACGAATCCCTCTCCCGGATGGAGACTACCAATTGCAGGACGGCTCAATGCTCGTCGTAGCAGAAGGTGCCGTTGTTGAGGTAAACGAAGCCACAACAGAACCAGAAGTCGAAGCCGAAGAGGAGAAGGAAGAAGAAATGAAAGCGGAAGAAGTCGAGGCTTCATCTGAGGTGTTGACGCGAGAAGCTGTCGAGGGCATGATTGCCGAAGCTATCGAAGCAACGAAGAAAGAATTCTCTTCACAAATTGAAGAGCGGGACGCGAAGATTACGGAGTTGAGCAAGCAAGCCTCTCCAAGCATCGCACGCGCACCAAAGATGGAGATTCCAACTCCTGTCAACTTGACTGAATTATCAATGAAGGAGCGCATTGCCGCGATCCAAAACCAATTCTCTAAATAATGGCTAACGCTGTAATTACTTCAAACTACGCAGGCAACGCGGCGCTACCTTATGTCGCTCCTGCTATCCTCTCAGGCGATACTATCGCCAATGGTTATGTGGAGGTTCTCGAAAATGTCCGATACAAAGCCAACCTTCGAAAATTCGATGGAGTTGCTTTGCAAGCGGCTGGATGCGAGTTCTCAAACACGGATGGCTCTTTAACTTTGAGCGATGTTGTATTGACAACAACGGCTCTCCAAGTGAACGAGCAAGTATGCAACAAAGACCTTCGAACTGCTTGGGAAGCCAACCAGATGCGCGGTCAATCGTCTAACTCTCCAGCAGACTTTCAAGCGTTTGCCGCTCAATACGTAGCAGCTAAGGTTGCCGAAGGAGTCGAGCGCAACTTGTGGCAGGGTCAATTTGACTTTACAGATAGCGCGGTAACCGATACGAGTGGAACTTACACCAACTATCCCGGTATTTGCAACAAAATCGTAAACGCCAACCCAGCGGTTGACCAAGCGTTGACGGGTGTAACAACCGCGGGAAATATCCTCGGACGTTTGACAACCCTTTCGGCGGCTATTCCAGACGTTTTGGCGGGAGACCCTGACACTAAGTTGTATATGAGCCGAGCGATGAAGCAACTCTATTACACAGCTTTGGCTGGCACTACTGAGTTGACTTTCCACGCCGCAGAAGCCGCTAATTTCTTTAACGGATATGAAATCATTACACCGGGCGGAATGCCGAACGACACGTTCATCTTCTCGAAGAAGGAGAATCTGTACTTTGGAACTGACTTGTTGACGGATCACATTGAAGCCGCTGTTTTGAACTTGATGGGAGTAACGGGTGACGATGTCACTCGAATCATCATGAAGTTTTCCGCTGGTGTTCAAGTTGTTGATGCCGATTCTTTGGCTTTTGCCGCTCGCACATCCTAATTCATTCGGGGAGGGGCGTTAAATCCCTCCCCTTAATTCCCTAAAATATGGCTTGTTCATTAACAATTAACGGCAGGGCGTTTCCCTGCAAAGATAAAATCGGGGGAATCAAGCGCGTTTGGATTAAGCAATTCGAATCAACCGATTGGGGTACTATTACAGCGGGTGTCGTTGCGGCTGGCGGTGCAATCACGGTCTTCGGTTTTGAGATTACAAAGAACTCCGGTTCATTCCAACAGGCGGTAAACGCATCGGTTGAGAATGGCACTGTTTTCTATTCTCAGGTTCTCGAGTTGTCGATGCCTAACTTGGTCGCAACCGATAACGTGGAGATTCAAGACTTGCTCCAAAACCGATTGACGGTCATCGTGCAGGATGTCAATGATAACTACTTCGCGATGGGTCACACGACCGGGGCTGAAGCTACTGGAGGCACCGTAGGCACAGGAACGGCAAAGGGTGACTTCAACGGCTATCAAATCCAATTGACAGCGGAAGAAGCTATCCCAGCTCCATTCGTTGATGCTGACGATACGATCACGTTCACCGCTGGTACTTGATTTCATTTTCTTTGGTTAGAATATAAAGGAAGGGGGAGGGCATACGCTCTCCCTTTTTTGATTCATCATGATACACCTCAACCCAAATAGCGCAGACGAGCAGTTCATTTATTTGACGCTCGCAGAGATGAAGAAAGACTTTCCCGCGTTCACGAATTATCTCATAATTTTGGAGAACATGGCGAGCACGGACAACCACGCATTCATTGGAGATGTCGAAGTCGATAACGCTCGATATACGAAGATAAGCGTCTACACGAACCAACCTCTCGGAGTTTCAAGCCGTGTGCTCCTCACCGAGACAGGGCTTTACACGTACAAAGCATACGGGCAGAACAGCACGAACAACTTGAATCCGACCGATGCTTCGGTTGTTGGACTGCTTGAACAAGGGACTCTCAATGTGACGGGTGCGATTGGGTACGATATACCCGACATCACCATCCCCGATAATTACATATATTACCAGTAATGGAATTAATACAACTCAATCAATACGAAGAGCGATCCTATCGGGAGACAGCCAACAAGATGGGCTTCGTCAATTACGGCGATGACAACCTCTTCCCGCAATACCTCGTTGACCTCTATCATTCCTCCGCTACTCACAACGCATTGTCGACGACAATCGCGATGATGATATTCGGGGAAGGATTCGACGCTACGACCCTCGACGGAAGGCTTGCTTTTGATCAATGGAATCTCAACGACGAACTCCGAAAGGCTTGTCTCGACTTCAAGATTCAAGGCGGGTTCGCTCTCGAAGTGAATTGGAGCATCGACCGAACGACTATCGCCAACGTCTCCCACCTCCCGTTTGAGAATATCCGCTCGGGCTTCGTCAATGAAGAAGAGAAG